TTGCAGAGGACTATTTTTCATCTGTAAGAGTGAAAACAGATAGTTTCTCAAATGATATTTTAACATCATAATGAATTCACCCGATCAATTTATTGGAGGCAATTTCTCTTGGTTTACCGGAGTCGTAGAGGATATTAAGGATCCTTATGAACTCGGGCGCGTGAGAGTTCGTTGTATCGGTTATCACAGTTCCGATAAAAATCTAATTAAAACCGAAGACCTCCCTTGGGCAACCCCGATGACACCCGTCACCTCGGCGTCCATGTCGGGTATAGGTTTATCTGCTACCGGAATACTTCAAGGTTCATGGGTTATTGGTTTCTTCCGTGACGGTCCATCGGCTCAGGATCCTATTATTTTAGGAACAATTCCATCTATTTCTTCTGCCGTTGATAACACCAAGGGGTTTTCGGATCCGGATGGAATATATCCTCTCAAAAACTCATTGGGCTCTCCCGACACTCCTCTTGAAGCAAGAAATTTTGAAATAACTAATGCAAAGACGGGCGCCTTTGATGGATATGCTTTCCGCTATTCGGACGCATATAAAAAGCGTGCTGCTTCATTGCCCGGTGCTGTAACCATGGCACAGGCACCCAAAATGGCATTGGCTTCCATCAGTCCCTCGCATGGTTATTTAGTTCCAAGCCCGTGGAATACGTGGTCAATTGAAAATGTTGTAAATCCAAATTATCCAAAGAATCAGGTATTCCATAGCGAATCGGGACACGTCTTTGAGGTTGATGATACTCCGGGTAAAGAAAGAACACTCGACTATCACAAATCGGGAACATATAATGAAATTGATGTAAATGGTAATGAAACGACTACTGTGGTGGGAAGTAAATACACCGTTGTTGTTGGTTCGGAACATCTTTATGTAAAAGGTAACGGAGGTACCGGAGGTTACCGTGTTACCGTAGAAGGTAATGTTCGCCAGTATGTGAAGGGTAATTACCATCTTGAAGTTGAGGGTAATAAAACGGAATACATTCACGGGCATCGTCAATCAAAGATTCTTGGTACCGACCATTTAGATACAACAAAGTATCTTGAAACCGTTCAGACGAGTTTAAGCGGACACCCGACTCAGGTTGAAGACAACGTAACACTGAACCAACCCACCGATGTTTCACTAGTGGATCCGGTATCCGATGGTTTCCAGGTGGAGTTTGCTTCAATCAATTTAAATGGTAACGTCCTTTGTAAGAATGGTGCAAGCGGTTCTTTTACAACGGTCGATGGTAAAACGGTAACGGTTACAAAAGGTATTATTACGAACATCTATCCTTAAGGAGATTAAATTATGGCCACAAGTTATGTCAACACAGATTGGGTAAACACAGTTACACAACAAATTGATCAGATTCCGGATTGCAATGCTCTTGCCGAATTGATTCAGAAGGTTGAAGCTGTAATTAAGGCGCAGTTGGAAGCGATGCTTCAGCAGATTGCCGACCTTGCTAAATTAGCCATCCCGCCAACAAACCTTAAAAAACTCATTAAATGGGCAAAGGATCACTGCGCCAAATATATGCAGATGTATCTAAATGCCGTTGCGACATATACGGCACTGGTGAAGGCGTATGGAGACCTTCTAACCGCGATTCAGAATAAGCTGAATAACCTTAAGTGCAATATCCAGATGCCCAAGATAGAGGATATAGCTCCGAAACTTGAGGACACCGAATTGTACCAGACGGTCAACGGAGTCCTTACTATACCACAACAGATACAGACGGAGATTACTTCTGCCGGAAATCAAGCTACTGGTTATATTGCGTCCAAGCCGACTCTCGACCGTCCGAATCCGTAAGATAAACATCTGGAATTTTGTTATAAATAGCATCACTCCACATGGCAACCATTCGACCACAGAATTATTCTGACTACAACGTCACCGACACAATTTCGGCTGTTGTATCCAAGAAATCTCTGTATACCGATTTGGACCTGAGTTTGGCGTTGGATGGGGTCACGGGAGGCGACATTGTGCCTCTTACCGACATTGATGCCGTTGTTTATGCCGTAAAGAATCTTGTTCTTACCAATTTCAACGAGAGACCATTCCAACCCAACCTCGGTGGTAATATCAGCGGTATGTTATTTGAACCGGCTGATCGTCTTACCATTGCCTCTCTGCGTAACGCTATTCACTACATTCTTGAACGATATGAACCACGTGTCGATTCGGTGGGAGTTGATGTCGTAGATGATTCCGACAATAACCGTTATGGGATTACAATATCATTCAGAATCATCGTACCCAATCGTTCGGTCGATATGACCCTCTATCTTCAAAGACTTCGCTAATCTACCACCATGGCTCAATTCAACGTAACCGAACTGGACTTTGATAAGATCAAAGACTCCATCAAAGATCACTTCCGTTCTCAAAGCAAATACAATTCTTGGGACTTTGACGGTTCGGGTTTATCGCTTCTGCTTGACATCCTTGCGTACAATACCCATTACAACGCAATGGTCGCGCATCTTTCATTGAATGAGACCTTTTTGGATTCGGCTCAGATTCGCGGTAATGTAGTTTCACACGCCAAACTTTTGGGTTATGTTCCACGTTCCTTTACTTCTTCAAAAGCAGTAATTAGTTTTTCGGTAACCGCAGGTGTGACACCTCCGGCATATCTTCAGTTGGACAGAGGAACCCGTTTTACCACAACTCTGGACCAAGTATCGTACACATTTGTCGTTCTGGAAACGGCATCTGCACCACTGCTGGGTGGCGTCTATACATTCTCCAATATTGAGGTGACGCAGGGAACTCTGAAACGTATGCTTTACAGAGTTGACAACTCCTTGGAGAATCAGAAGTTTACCATCAGCGACGACAATATTGACACCAATACAATGCGTGTCCGTATTAAAGCCAACGAAGAGTCAAGTGAATACGCAATCTATACCCGATTCACCACGCTTGTCGGTATCAATGAAACCTCTCAGATTTACTACCTCCAAGAAGATTCTCAAGGAACCTATGAGATTTATTTTGGCGATGGTGTGTTGGGTAAAAAACCTATTTCAAACAATATTGTAGAAATTGAATACGTCTATACCACGGGTAAGACTGCCAACGGTGCAACAACCTTTACGGCAAGTGATATGGTCTCGGGTTATAATGTAACCTCCATTTCTACGGTAACAGCTTCATACGGTGGTGCAATTCGTGAGACCATCGAGTCAATCCGTTACAATGCTCCGCTCACCTTTGTGGCTCAGAATCGTGCCGTAACAGCCGATGATTACCGCGCATTGATTCTAAAGAGTGTGGGTTATATTGAAAGCATTTCTGTTTGGGGTGGTGAAGATGCAGAGGCTCCCGACTACGGAAAGGTCTACATTGCAATCAAGCCAAACGGCGCCGATTTTCTTACTGCCGATCAAAAGAACAATATCATCGGAAATGTGCTGAAGGGCAAGAATGTTGTATCCATTACTCCGATAATTGTTGATCCGCAATACACGTATCTCTCGCTCGATGTGTATTTCAAATACAATCCAAATCTTACCGACCGCACAAAGATTGAATTACAAGGGTTAATCCGTAATACTATTAGCGAGTACAACGATAACAATCTAAAGAAGTTCGATGGCGTTTTCCGTTTCTCTCAATTTCTCCATGATATTGACAGATCGGATCCATCCATCCTGAATTCTACTGCACGTGTGTTCATGTATAAAGACATTACACCAAATCCGGCAGTAAACAATTCATTCATCCTTGAATACTCGTCGCCAATCTATCAAACAACATCGAACGAAGACATCATTGAATCTTCTTCTTTCCTGATTAATGGTGTTGAACACTACTTCGGCGACACACCTATTGTTGGAACAAACAACCGTACCGTATACATCTATAAAATTGTAAACGGTAACAGAATTAAAATCAAGGATGCTGGTATTATTGAACCGGCTCTGGGTAAGGTTACGCTCACGGGTTTTAGACCCGACAACAACTCTCCGATTCGTATTACCGTGGTTCCAAATTCAAATGACCTTGCTCCAAAGAGAAATCAACTCCTGGAGATTAATCTTTTAAGTACCTCGGTTATTGGTGAAATTGATACAATTGCAGTTGCCGGTTCTGCTGGTGCAATTAACTATACCACAACTGCTCGCCACCGTTAATCATGCCCCATTCAATTGAGACATTAGCAAGTACGCGTCGGAAGACTAAGGAGAATGTCCGTGTTGAGTCCTTAGTACCAAGCCAGCTGCGTACATCTTCGGCCCGTCTTATTGAATTACTGAAGGATTATTATACTCATATTAATGAGGTGGGTCAGACCAGCTATGAGTTAAACTCGATCAATAATGCCAGAGATTTGGATATTGCTGAAAGCAAGTACGTTGATCTAATTCAAAAAGAAATTGCTGCATCAATTCCAAAGACGCTCCAGAATCAGATTCTTGACAAGGTAAAACTCTACAAGAATCTAATGCACTATTATTCGGTGCGTGGTTCCAGCGATTCGATTGTTCTTTTCTTTAAGATTCTGTTTAATGATACGGCTGAAGTGTATTACCCCAAGGGTGATATGCTGATTCCTTCTTCCGGAACATGGGATAGAACTGGTCGCCGTCCCGTCTATGACCAATCGGGAAATTTTGTCAGTTACGAACCGGGTATTTACACTACAAATAAGGGCTTCCTATCCGATACCATCAAGCTTCAGGACTCGTATTTCTACCAACAGTTCTCATATGTAATTCGTACGGGTAACAATGTTGATGCTTGGGAGAACCCATTTAATAAGTTGGTCCACCCAGCCGGGTTCATTTTCTTCGGTGAAATTGTTATTTTCCTAGAAAACATCAATCAGTTTTCTGTTACAGATGATGCAGGTAAGGATGCCCAACGTATCCTCAGTTCGATGCACCGTTTGCAACCTGGTCTCATTGGCGACGAAGACCTTCCGGTCAATGTGTTTGTTGGTATGCCCGACACTCAGGCACTCATTCAATTCCCGAATAAGAACTCGGCAGAAGCATATCTCCGTACAACCTTTACGGCGGCTGGCAAGTTTACCAATATCAAATTCCAGGTTACCGCTGGTTATGTGGGTACCGAATTTACGGTTCTTATCGACCAGATTCCAATTGAAGCAACCAACTCGGAGCATCGCAATATGCTCAAGACTCGGTACAATTCAATTGCCCATTTCTTTGACCCAGGTACATCAATGTATTCTTATGCAAACTATACAGTCCAGGACACTATAAATAATGTTGTACCTTGGAATAATGTCGGTTCCGATATCCAAATCACTTCCTAAGATAACTTTCTAATATGGCAGCAATCATCACCTCAAACTTCCGCACGGAGAATGCCAACAACTTCCGTGACGCCATCGTCAATACCGACAATAGCGTGTATCTTTTTGTTGGTAAGTCCGACGCTTGGTCTGATGTCATTACCGACAATACGGATACCGAAGCACCAAATCCAGCCGATAACATTGTTAATGTGAACGATGCGTGGCAGAATGCCATTGCAATGAAGCGTGCGACTGCTTCCGACGTGATCAATATCATTCCACGTCACGATTGGGTTTCCGGCAATTTCTATCCAGCCTGGGACGATGCCGATACCGATGTTTATTCCACAGATTTCTATATCATCACCGATGAATTTAAGGTATACAAGTGCATTAAGGCTCCAGCAGACGAAGCTGGTTCGACTGTAAAACCAACCCAGACCAACGTAAATCCAACAGCCGAAGCCGATGGATACATTTGGAAATATATGTTCACCGTATTCACTACGGAAGCAACTAAGTTCCTTACCAATTTCTACATTCCGGTCAAAACAGTAAAACTCCCGCTATCCGGCGATGTTAATGACCTTTCTGCCGATGAGCAAGTAAAATATGCTTATCAGAATGACTCTGAAGCTCTTAACGGTAAAATCTTCCGTTATGTAGTTACCAACGGTGGTTCAAATTACACCGTTGCTCCTACGGTCAATGTGTTTGGTGATGGTTCGGGCGCCGTTGCAACCGCAGTTATTTCAGGTGGTGTTGTAACCGAAGTAAAAGTTACCGGCACAGGTTCTACTTTCCAAACCAATGCAGGATCCGGTTATAATGTTGCTTATGTAACACTCACCGGTGGTAACGGTACCGGCGCAACTGCCCGCGCAGTTCTCTCTCCCGCAAACGGACACGGTACCGATCCGGTTTCCGAACTCGGTGCATATTATATTGGTCTTCGTATCCGTCTAAACGGTACTGAAGGCGGCACCGATTTCATTGTAAATAACAGCTTCCGTCAAATTGGTATCGTGAAGAATCCATACTCCTATGGCACAACGGATATTGCAACCGATACAACTCTAAGCTCATTAAAGGGTCTTCAGTTCAGTGCTCATACCGGACTTGAAGTTGGCGATTATATCACCGGAACAAATTCTGGTGCAGTTGCTTTCATTGATTCCTATGACGCAGATACCGGTATTGTTCGCTATCATCAAAATGATAAAACTGGTTACGATGCATTTGAACTGAGCGAAGGTATTACAGGACACACTGGCGGCACGGCTACCATTGCATCAAGTGCTGGTCTCCTGGATCCAGAAGTTCAGCCATTCACTGGCAATGTTCTTTTCCTAGAAAACCGTGCTCCGATTAATCGTTCGGCTTCTCAGATCGAAGACATCAAGGTCATCATTGAATTTTAATCTCTAACATGCCACTTAAATACTACGACTCAGCTCCATATTTTGACGATTACGACCAGACAAAGAATTATCAAAGAATTCTTTTTCGTCCTGGTTATTCAGTTCAAGCACGTGAGCTAACTCAAATGCAGACTGCGCTTCAGGCGCAGATCGACCGCTTTGGTCGCCATGTATTTAAAGAAGGTTCAGCCGCCGTAGGTGGTCTTGCTTCTCTTGATGTCAAGTTTGCGTATGTAAAACTCGAATCAACCTTCACCTATGGTGGTAATACTCTCATTGCAGACAATTATTATGAAGAGTTAATTGGTACCACTGTTACCGGTCAGACTTCTGGCATTACTGCAACCGTAGTTGATGCAACTGCTCCGACTCTCACCGACCCTCTTACCATCTTTGTTAAGTACACTTCAAGTGGTAATGACAATGTACAACAGCTTTTCACTCAGGCAGAAGACCTTCTTTCGGATGGTGATATTGTCCGCCGCGTTCGCTTAAAACCATACACCGACTTTCCTGTTGGTTATGGTAGCAGAGTTTCGGTAAATGAAGGCGTATTCTTTGTTTCCGGCAACTTTGTTTACACTCCAGCTGCAACAATCATCCTGGAAAAGTATATCGTTGATGCCGATGCTCGTGTAGTTTATACT